CAGGTGCTCCTCTTAGCTACCTGAGGAACTTTTGCCTCAAGCGCTAACCGTTGCGTCACCGTAACGGTTTTTAATAGGTGCTTAATAAAATATCGTGCACCGATGTTATAAGATGCGTTTAAATCCGCGTTGTAGATTTTACCAGTTGGAAACTGCATGATTGCATATGGTGTATTTGTTGTGATTTCGCGCCATCGTTTAGACCACCCTGAACCATCGAAGGCTAACCGACTAGTATTACGCGCATTGACACGAGCAATTCTCAATCCGTATTGATGAACTTTATGTTCTAGCACTTTGTAAATTCGTTTGTATCGCCAGAAATGAGCGCGTTTGACCGTATTCTTACCCTTGAAGTCTAAATGCTCAAGGACAAAAGCGTCTACACCATGCTCGTTTCCAAAATCAAGGATGGCCTTAGCAGTTTTATCTGCAATATCCTGGCTGATTCCTGACACTTTACGCCATAGTGTTTTATTGTGACGAGAACCTTGTTTTTGATTGCGTTTGATACGCCCTAGTTGGGTATGAAGTTGGTCGTGCTCTTTGCTAAACGAAATGAATTTTCGTGCATAAACCGTACCGTCTTTATCCATAATCGAACAAGTAGCGTCTGTATTCAAACCCAAATCAACAGCGCATATTTTGACAATTGATTCTTCTGGTATCAAAGTTGTTTCTTCCTCATAAGAAAAGGTCGCATAAAAACGACGCCCTTTCTTTTGGATGATAGGAACGTTTTGTTTCTTACCTGTTAAATGGGTTTGGTAGTAATTGCAATCAGACGTTTTAAGTTGATAAACTTCGTAAACCCAATCGTCGTTTTTGAACACTTTGAGTTCAATGGTCTGATTGACTGGGTCAAAGTTCCTAAATAAATTCCCCTTGTAATAAGCTGGGTAAGTGAAGTGAGTCAAACTGAGTTTCGGGGCTTGACTTTTCTCTTCTTTTTCCCAATTTTCAAGGTTACTACGATAAGAAGATACGATGCCAAGAGCTTTTGCAATCGCACTTCTACGAAGATAGGTTGGAAACTTAGGGAATTGTTCATCAAAATCAAAAAGAGCTTGATTTGTTTTTGTTGAATGAATCCATTTTTCAATAAGATTATATTTTTGATTGACATAGCGACATTCTTTAATCGAATCCCAACCATCGTTAATAATGGGTATGAGAACTCGCAAAGATTTGCGATAGAGTTCAATAGAGGTTTCTAAAGCTTTGAAATCACCTTTTAATTTCATTCCGTAAGAACTTGTAAGAAGCATCTTGGCATCCTCCTTTCTTTCTGTTATGATAAAAGTAATTTCAATGCGACTTTTCGATATTTTTGAAGAATATATTGGATGGTGTAGTCCACAATAGGTTTTTTAGTATGGAGTGGCAAAAAGGTTATTTCTTGTTTGAGTGCATTATTTTCATCATTTAGTCGCTCGTCAAAATAGGCATAAACAGCTCCCAAATCAATCATCTGATTCAGTTTTGGGTTCATGGCACGTTCGAAATCATCTATTGCCAAGATAAAATAAGAACACATGACATAGCGATGAAACAAATAACAATCGGATAGTTCTCCGTATTCTTCATGATTGATGTTAATACAATCTGACAATTTTAAATAATCTGGATTTTCAAAATATCGTTTCCGCTGCTCAGTTCGCAAGGTGATTTCTTCTTCTAATGTTCGCATACGTGCATATTCACCTTTCTAAATAATTTTAAACCATATCATAATCTATGACAGGGATTACTTCTAAACCATATCATAATTGTCTGTATGTCTAGGATTGACGAGTTCTAAGTGATAGGTGTGAAAATTCCAACCACCAATTTTGACAATTCCGTCTGTTGAATGTAAATCTCGTACGGTGGCCACTTCGCCAACGATGTGTTCCATATGGTTAGACCAAAAACATCCATAAGTGTGTTTTTCACTTTCTGGGATATCGTGTACAATTACACGGTCACCTTTTTGCAGTTTGGGCAAGGTTACGGATTCTACGAGTTTGATTGTGTCATCATCCTTACGAATCTCACCAAATTTTGCTAATGTTATACGGTCATCTTTAATATTCATGACTCGAACAATTTCACCTTTGTACTCAACGAGGTCAGCGACTTTCATTTTCATTTTTCGTATCCTTTCTAGGTGTCAAACGAGCAACTTCCATCAACATATTAACGAGAGTTGTGATTTTACGAGGATTCTCATCAATAGGTCGCTCCATCATATTGTGTTTGTAATATTCTCGGTCAAGTTCAACATAATAACCAACTTGGATTTTATCCCCGATGGTGTATCCTTCAAGTAATTCAATTTCGTTATAATCAACACCTTGTTCATTGAGTAATACTTGCAAATAAATATCACAATCATCAAGTAGAAATACTGAATGACCTTCATTCGTATAAACAGAGAACCTACCGTCCCCATAGTTTGTGTAGGATACATATCCGTCGATGCAATTTTGATTATCGTTATTGTAGTCTTCTAAACGGTCGAACCATTCATCAGCGGTGAATTCAGAACCTTCTGATTTTGTGATGATACCATAAGTACCACCGTCAATTCCACAAGAAGTATCAATGTCTAATTTCGGTAATAATTTATTGATATCTTGTACTTCATCTTCGTGAATGAAAAGTAGAGCAGAATCAGAGATACCTGTTTCGCGTTTGACATCATAGACAAGGTAGTTACCCGGTTTTGCGTGCGTTACATGACCTTCGAATTCGCCAATGGCAATTTTTGGTCCGAGTGTTGTTTTTGTTGCTTGTGTTTGTATGAATTTCATTTTTACACCTCTCATTTTCAAATCATATCATAGTCTACAACCGGTTCCAAATGATAAGGAAAGAACCATTCATCATTGATTCTAATAACCCGACCAAAGTGTTTGGTATCTTCAACGTACTCAATCTTATGGGGTATTTTCGAACGGGTAATCTTCTCATGTTCTAATAGCCAACCCGTAACATATGTGTCTTTATCATCTTGAGGGATATCATTAACGATGACCAACTCACCAACCTTTAATTGAGGTATAACTACTGATTCGATAAGTGTTAGGTCATTGACAGTTCCATCCACCAATCCAAAGTGTGATAACTTCATTCGTAATGTATATTTCGCCATAAGACGGACAGCTAGACCCTTATATAGAACTATATCTCCGACTTTTATATCCATATCCCTAACCTTTCATTTTCAAATCATATCATAGTTTATAGTTGGTGTTATATGATAAGGCAAAAACCATTGGTCATTAATTTTAACAATTAAACCATAGTGTTCGGTGTCCTCGATAACATCAATCTTATAAGGGGTTTTTGAATCAATTATATAATCTTTTTCCCCATTCCATCGAACGATGTAATCATCCTTCTCTTCTTGTGATATATCGTTGACAATGACCAAATCACCAACTGCCAACTTTGGTAAAACTATTGATTCAATGAGTGTCAAATTATCAATTGCACAATCTATAAATCCGAAATGGGATAATAGAATTGTTGACTCATAATTGGTCATAAGTCGAACAATATACTCCTTATATAAAACTCTATCTCCGACTTTAATACTCATATCTAGAACCTCTCATTTTCTCAAATCATATCATAACCAGTGACTGGTAATACATGATAGGCTGAAAACCATTCATTGTCAATTTTAACGACCAGACCATGGTAATCTGTTTTCATTACCATATCGATTTTATAATATTCTTTTGAAGTTACTATATTTTCTTTATAACGGTCCCATCTAGTGATGTAGTTGTCCTTCTCTTCTTGTGGGATATCATCAACAACGACTAAGTCACCCTCCTTCAAATTTGGTAGGGTTGTGGATTTGGCTAGTATCAAATCATCAAGATTGCAATCCACTATACCAAAGTGAGTTAACCGTGTCGCTGAATCACGATGTGTCATAAGTCGAACAGTACGACCATTATAAATAACCATATCACCCATTTTAATGTGCATATTTCCAACCTTTCATTTTTAAATCATATCATAGCTATTAGTTGGGGTTAAGTGGTAAGGTAGGAACATATGCTCGTCAATTTTAATAACTCTACCATAATCAACTGTGTCGTAAATTGCCTCTATTTGGTGGGGATGACCAGATGTGATGATTTCCTCGCATCCACCATACCATGGTGTTGGGTATGCGTTCTTCTCTTGAATAGGGATATTATTAACAAGGACCCAATCACCAACCTCCAGATGAGGTAATGTCATCGACTCAACCAAGTCTAAGTGGCAAAGCGAATTATCAATGACTCCGTAGGTTGATAATCGAGATATGTACTGTCCGCGCATCATTATGCGTTGATTCACACCCCCATAACGAACTATATCTCCAACTTTTATATGCATAGTGAATACCGCCTTCTAATAATTTGGTTTATTATGTTTGTCACGACGGCGATAAGCCTTGCCATTTTTGGTCATGGATGACCCTTTTCGTTTCATATGCAAAAACATCTGCATTTCTTCATCTGTTGTAATTCTCATCCTTTGCTCTGGTGTAATCTTAATTGTCATTTTCTTCTTCATATTTTTACCTCTTACAATCTTTATTTTCGAGAATAATTTGGGGTTTCGGGGCGAATGCCCCGTTTGAAGTTCGGCATGTAGATGCCGAAATAATCCCTATCTGGTACAATTTTTATTTTCGAAAATGATTTGGGGTTTCGGGGCGAATGCCCCGTTTGAAGTTCGGCATGTAGATGCCGAAACGTTCGTGATGTAACGAATAATGGTTATTTTCAGGTCATGTCTGGATGAATTTTGTAAAATTTGTAGTGATTTTAGCAAATTTGGATGAGTTTGGACAAAATTGGATTCAAAATTGGATTTATTGTTAGCGGTTACAAATAGCGGTATCAAGCCATTTTTCAACTAAACTCTATTTTGAATTAAAAAAGTACAGAAAATTTTTAAAGTCTTGTAGAAAAATTTTTTTTATAATTTTTAATCCTTTGATATTCAAATAATTATAAACCGCGCGATACCGCCATTTGAGAACGCTTTCAAGAAATCCAATTTTCAATCCAAATTCATCCAAATGGTCAAAAATGAACATATATAAATAAGGTTATTATTCACAGTTTCCGAATGATTTTTGACTACTTACTATTCTGTAATTGGTCTATTCGATAGAAAAAATTGTTTGATTAGCGCCGAGCGCAGACTCCATCCAAACGAAGTTTGGGTGGTGTGAGCGAGGGATGGATTATCATCGACAATTTCATGGTTTATTGAAATTTCAGGTTCTTTCTGATATAATATACATATACTGAAAGAAAGGGGACGAATATCGTGAAAATAACATCAAGTTATCCGATGAAGTTAACTGGTGATTTAAAAGCGCTAGAAAATACCATCAAACTCTATCGTAACGCCCTTCATTTTGTCATTCCTATTGTGGATATGCATTGGGATGGGATGAAGGATTTTGAGTATTCAAATCAACGTATGGTATACACCGAGAAACTCATTCATTCTACTGCCAATAATCAGGCTCAGTATAACTTTGATGAAGAATTTCCCAAATTCCCTTCGTATTTGCGTAGGGCTGTAATCAATCGGGCCCTTGGAATCGTCTCCTCTTATTGCAGTAATTTAGTAAATTGGGAAGAGCGAAAAGCGGAGTTAGAAGAAAACGGGGAGAAAGTACCTCAACGTCCTTGTTTAGGAACTCGTCATTTTGACTGCCCTGCTTATTATAAGAATAACCTCTTTCGCAATTTCGACCCTGTTCACCAAACTATTGAACTCAAAGTGTTTAAAAATGGCGATTGGACTTATGAAGTTTATCAACTCAAAACTTCTGATTGTAGATATTATCAAACCTATTTAATGGGTAAGAAACAAAATGTCCCTATCATTCAAAAGAAAGGGTGTCGTTTTTATGCAACCTTTTCTTATGAAGAAGAAACAACTTTGATACCGGAAGAATCCATTGGCAAAATATGTGCTATTGATTTAGGTTTGAATACAGACGCTACTTGTTCCATTATGGATAAAGACGGTACGGTTTACGCACGGAAATTCATTTCGTTCAGCGAAGAGCACGACCGACTCCATACACAAATAGGGCGTATCAAACGCAATCAAAAACAAGGTTCTCGTTACAACAAAACGCTATGGCGAAAGGTGGCTGGAATCAGTCAGGATATTGCCGATAAAACAGCAAGAGCTATTCTTGATTTCGGAAACGAGCATGGTGTAGACGCCTTTGTCCTAGAGTATCTGGACTTTAAGGGTAAAAACACGGTCAAACGCGCTCATTTCTGGCGATACAAACACATTTATAAGGTACTTTCGCAAAAAGCCCATCAACATGGGTTGCGTATTGCACGAGTTAATGCTCGTAATACTAGCCGATTAGCCTTCGATGGCTCTGGGTGGTCCAAACGCGGGCGAGAAATCACACCAGATACACCTTATTCTATGATGCAGTTTGTAACTGGCAAAATATATAATGCAGATTTAAACGCATCTTATAACATCGGTGCACGATATTTTATCAAGCACCTATTAAAAACCGTTACGGTGACGCAACGGTTAGCACTTGAGGCAAAAGTTCCTCAGGTGACTAAGAGGAGCACCTGCACCTTGTCTCACCTCATTAACTTAAGAAGTGAACTAGCAGTTCTAACTGCCAGAGCTCAGGCTTAAGCCGTACGGAGAGAGAAGGAAGTCTGTCATCGGGATGAAGCTGAAACCGCGGAACTCAATGATAGAAGCACCATTCAAACGCAGTTTGGATGGTGGGGCTTCACACATCGTTTGAAATTATTGACAAAGCACCAACTCATGTGATATAATTATGATATAAATGAGTAATGATGACTCAGAAAAAAGAAAGGAATGAGGCTGGCTCGGCCTCTGAGGGCTTCCTCTTGGCGCATTTTATAAAAATGTAAGAAACAATGTTTCAGAGTATAATATATGACAAAAGATTTATGGCAACGAACAAGTATTTATTCATTACGTAAATTTAAAGGCGTAGGCTTGGCATCTGCCATTGTTGGTACTATGGTTTTCAGTGCTGGATTGTCATCACAGGTTATGGCAGCAGAAACGGATTCGACAGACTCAAATGCTGTATCTAAACCAACAGACGGTCATACAGCCCCAAATGAATCAGGAAGAATTGTAATTGCAAATGAAACCAATCCCGTGACTAAACCAACCACAGAAACAACGAATATGGGGGGGGGTACCACAGGTACACCTACTGAAAATACAAGTGGTGCGACAACATCAACCGAAAGAGCGGCAGTTGAACCAAATCCAATTGTTACTGAACGTAATAGCAATCCTGTGGCGGTTGCTGATGATACGACGACCGACTCTCACGTGTCTGAAAAAGCCAAAGAAGTCGTTCGTGAATTGAACGATACGCTTGTCATGAAAAAGGAAGATACTGCGTCGACCTCTGATACACTATTTAAGTTAGATGAAGGTTTGAAAGTAACAGAAGAAGAAAAAGCGTATGTCAAAGCTGTTACGGATGCTTTTAATGATATGCCGGAATTGGTACGCTCTGGTGTACATTCTTTGACATTTGTTCGTAAACCAAATGGTAACTATGGATATACCTATTCAGAGTCTGGTGATGTGAATATGAATATGCAATACTATCATCCAGAATTAACACATGGTGAACCTGGTTCATTGCAACAATCTGTTGAAGTATTAGGGCATGAAGTTGGTCATATTTTCAATGCGAAATCATTTAGAGATAATAAAGAATGGTCATTCTCTCGAGACCCTAAATACGCTGAACTAGCTAAAGAAGTATACGGAGATTCAATGACGGATAATATTCATGGTCGTTGGGCTTCGGATTTTGGTTCTTATGTTGGGTGGATTTCGGGCAAATCAACACCCCAAACAGAGGGTGACCATAAAATTTATGAATATATGGATTCACTCTTCAGGGGAATTTTAACACCCCGTGAAGACCGTATCACTCCAGAATTGAAATCAGCAGTCGAAACAGCTAAAGCGGGTGGGAAACGTTTGGTTTACGACGGGCATGTGTCACTAGATGCCACTTATAAAAATGTTGATAGTGTACAATCACACGTTGATGAGCTAAATCGCGCAGAAATTACGAAAGTAGCTGGAATTTCAGATGCTGGACATTTTAAAACTTATGGAATCAATAAGTTGGTGACAACACGATATACATCAAATAATTCTGACATCAGTGTGCCTGTAATTGGTAAACAAGATGCGGGTAATCTTGATAAACCAGGATATGACTTTGTTGATAAAGTTGTCACAAATGATGGATTATTAGTGGAATATAAATATCGTTTGCAAACTATTTTGTCTTTAGATAATGATAAAGTAGCTGGTGATTTGGATATTCAAAAAACAAATGTTGGAATTGGCGGCTCTAATAAAGCGAGTTTACGTTTCACTGTTAAAGAACCAACAAACGATTTCAAGATTAAATATCTTATCGAAAATTTGACCACTGGGTCTTTCCAAGGTGATAAAAACAGTGCGTACGTTGTTAGTAGCAATTTAAACGGTAAAACGAAATATGACCGAGGTGACCATCTACTTGGTTCTGTTGAAGCTGGTTATAACGCCTTAGCAGATTTGCAATTTGATGTACTTGATGGAACATTTGGCCAAAACACCTACCGAATGACAGCTATTTTCTTAGACGGTAATAAGGAACTCGGTCGAGTACATAAAGACTTTACAACAAATGTTGCCACGTTAAAAGAAAACTCGTTGGCAGGTATTGAAGCCCTAAGTCAAGTTCGTGACGGGTCTGATAATGTATCTGCCATTATCAAAGATGGTAAGATTTATCGTTCTCAAGTAGATATTATAGGGCATATTAGTGCGGATACCAAGTCGGCTAATAATGAGGTTATCAAGCATACGCCGCGACATCCTAATGATATCATTTCCAAATCAGCACGAGTGCGTTATACGGTATTACATCCTGAATATCGATTACAAAATGTCAATACGGCTTCAATCCAACGATTATCAGAAGTTCGAGATTCTGATAACCAAAGTAAATTGCTTTTTTGGGCATCGAACCATGAAATGACGAAGGATGAGTTAGGAATTAAGTCACTCACTTATAATGCGAATAGTAGTCATGGTGGTGTTTTATATGACACGGCCATGTCATTGCAATACACAGGTGTGGATATGTCTAATCGTGTTGATAAGGTTCCTGTGAAAATTGAATTGTTAGATGTTATCGATGGCAAAGAAACGGTTTTAAGTTCGCGCACAGAGACTTTGAATTTGAAAGTTGTTGACTACAAGGAAAGTTTGAGAGATAACTTTGCCACTGATTTTTCAATCTCTCGTATTGCGAGTATTGGGTCAGCTACAAATCGCAATGGTCAGTTTTCTTATGATAATGCTACTATATATGGTACAGATTTGAACCATACGAAACTCTGGAGTTATGGTAATTATAATGAAAACCAAGAAAATCGAATCAAACAGTTTAACTTCCAAGATGTTGCTGATAATAAGCGTGTCTTGCTAGAATCGCTTGTTGGTTTTAATATCAAAAAACCAATTACTGGTGTATTCTCTGATGTGGATTATACCGTTAAGATGGATGTGTTCAATCGTAAAGATGGTCAACCGTTAAATTTTGATGAAATTGTATTGAATACGTCAACTGCACAAAATGGTGTATTGACTGGTGAATATAACGAAACCGTATATTGGGTCGACGCCCAAGGTGCTCGTCATAAGTTGGGTTCGAATATTTCAGAAACAAATAAACAGTTTGCTTCGAAATATATTATACCGAATGAAGCTAGAGGTGTTGAAGTTGATATTCAAGGTAAGGTTCCCGCTAATTATGTTGCAGATTATTTGATGCAATATGTGGCTAGGGATACAATCAAACAACTCGATGCTGAAAATCGCGTGCTGGGTATTTCTGAACCATTTAATATTGATAATCGTGGATTCACATCACATATTAAAGTGACCGATAACTTATTATCTAAGGTTCGAGACTTTGATGTCGAGACTATTGCAAAACGTAAGAATCGTATTGCAGTTGCTGATAATTTGAATACCTATGGCTTGAATCTCAATAATGCGATGGTTGGCACAACATATAGACTCGGTTCTAATATTCAATCAAGACCATCAAGTGATACAAACTTGACCAGCACTGGATTTTTACCGACAAACGGTTTGTTGGACCCATCAGTTCCTTTGAAACAGGTTGTATTGATGCAAGAAGGTGTAGCTCCGACAAATGGTATATGGAATAAACATTCTATGATTGAACATGGTGGTGTGAACTATACTATTTATACACGTGATATTGCGATTGAAAATGTTAATGATGCTGATTTCAATTTGAATTATTTTGTCAAACCAAATGTTGATAGCTTAATTGCTGATAAGAAATATCGCGTATATACTGGTCTTGTTTATGGTGTAGATTTGACAAAAACTGATTCAGATTCCAACCATGATGGTGGTACGATGGCATTTACATCAGCTCCGGGTGCACCTACAAGACTAGATAGACAAGTCCTGGCGGCATTGGGACACACATCTCAAAACGATTTGGGTAACACAGCACGTATTGCTTCTCGATTGGTAGAATTTACTGTACGCCGCAGTCAAGAATTCACCGTTAATCAAACTATTGAAGAAAATGACATGGTTACAAAAGACTATGCGACAGCGTCTGGTAAAACCGTTGATATCAAAGTCTCTCTTGCGAATGGGGCTCAAACTACTAACCCTCGCTTGGAAGTAATTCAGAACGTACCCAAAGGTGATTTGGGTGTGGAATTTGTAGATGTCAAACCTAATGACAAGTATACAGTGTATTATACATCTGACGAGACTGTTAGCTCTGCAAGTGCATGGACTACTCAAAAACCAACAAAAGTTACAGGTGTTAAATGGGTTCGTAAAGAAGCATTACCGACAGGAACATTTGAACAGGTTGGATACACAGTACGTGTTTCTAATGAATCAACATCAAAATCGTCTATCGCAAAAGCTGAAATGTTAAATGGTGAGTTGCGAGCAACAACCAACGATGTCATTTTGCGTAGTAACCGTCAGTTCAAAAAATTATCAGTGAAAGTTGTTTATGTTGATGAACACGGTAATGTATTAGAAGCCAATGATAATTCATTGGTAGATGTACCAGTAGGTGAGGAACATAAGTATCTTGATTACATACCTCAGCATTTCTTGTCGTCTGTTGAAAATAAATCAGCGACCTATGAAAGTGATGGTGTCCAATTACCGACTGGCAAGATTGATTGGTCTAAAGCGACATTCGTCGGTTTAGATAAGGATAGCACCATTACGTTTAAATTTGTTCGAAATCAAAATCAGGAAGATAATGTTCGCAAACAATATACAACAACGTGGAACAACGGTTATGTTGAACCACCTGTATCTGAATTGATTAATCTATTCCCTAATGTGCGTGCTGCCAAGTATTTGGAAAATGAATCGACACAAGCGGTCAAAGCTTTTGAAATTATTTACAATAATGGATTCAAAGGTAAAGGTTTTGTAGATGTTACTATAATGCCTAAACGTGAAAAAGTTGTTGGTATCAATAAATCAATTGATTATCGTGGTGACGAGGATAAGGATTTGGGATATCGTAGTACTGAAGAAGGTGTGAATCCATCTCATGATATTGTGAAATCTTATACTGCCGATAGTAATGGTATCTTTCATGAATCTGTGACGACAGAAAATGATGTTCCAGCTCGAAATGCAATTGTAACTCTTGGTACAAAACCTACTGTTAAGACAGAAACGATTACAAAAGGTAAACGTTATGAAGCAGACCCTGACCAAGCTGTCAAAGGTCAAGAAACTGTCGTTGAGGGTCAAGATGGTGTGAAAACATCTACGACTCGTTATACGGTTAATCCAACTACGGGTAATATCACTTCAAACACTACCGTAGAAAACACTGAAAAGGTTGATACGGTTGTAAAAGTTGGTAATAAAGAGGTTCTTACAGAATCAATTGCGACGACTACTCGTTACAAGGCTGAACCTAGTCTTGAAAAAGATGTTCAGGAAACTGAAAGTACGGGTCGTGCAGGTAGTCGCGAAATTACTGTGACTTATGACGTAAACCCTTCAGACGGTACGTTGTCTAATCCAACTCGAAATGTTCGTGAAACTGAATCTATGACTCCAACAGTTGTCAAAGTGGGTTCTGTTCATAAAGATGTTGTTGAAACTGAAATTACAACTAAGTATATTTCAGATGATACTAAAGTTCGTGATTCTCGTGAAGAATTAGTTGCGGGTTCTAAGGGTGTTAAGACAACAACTACAACCTATGAAGTTGATGAAAATACAGGTGCGACTCATTCACCTGCGACTCAAGTAGGCGACCAACCAATGGTTCAAAGAGTTGTTAAAATTGGTACAAAACCAACTGTTAACATTGAATCAATTGCGATTACAACTAGATATATCTTTGATGAAAATCTAGCCTATGGTCAGCAAATTGTTGAAGAAAAAGGTTCAGAAGGTCGAGTTGTCACAACAACAACTTACACAATGAATGAATCTGATGGTACAACAAGTGCTGATACACCAGATGTCCAGACTACTCCGATGGTTCAACGTGTGATTCGTATTGGTGTCAAACCTACGGTCGAAGAAACACCTATCAATTTTAACACGTTCTATGAACCAGACCCAACTGCCGATAAGGATAGTCGAGTTGATAAGGTTGCTGGTAAAGTGGGTAAGGTTACAACAACGACAACCTATACCTATGATTCAAATACTGGTGTAGTTACGCCAAATCCATCTACTAGTCAAAAAGAAGATGCTGTTGACCGAATTGTTAAAGTTGGTACACGTCCGAATGTGGTCGAAACACCAATTAAGTTTACAACCACTTATGAAGCTGACCCAGAGTCTCAAAGAGATTCTAAGGTGGATAAAGTTGTTGGTAAAAATGGTACAACTACAGTCACAACAACTTATTCTGTTGACCCTAAAACTGGTGTGGTTACAGAAAATCCTTCTGTGACAACTACAAAAGACCCGGTGAATGCTGTGATTAAGGTTGGTACTAAATCAACTGAAGTAGTAGAAACTCTACCGTCACCTAAACGATTTGTCAAAGACCCTACTCGTCCAAAAGATGAAGAGCCATTGACAGAACACGGAGAAACTGGAAGTAAGACGACTATTACGACTTATTCATTGAATCCAATAACTGGAGTTACAGCTGAGAGTGCTCGACATTGGATGGTAGTCGGTCCAACTGACACTATCGTGAAAGTACCTGCTGGTGACAAGGTTGTGGAAGAGAAAATCGCTATTACAACTCGTTATATCGAAGACCCAACAAAAGATTTCGGATATGAAGAAGAAATTAGCAAGGGTTCTGAAGGTAAGATTGTGACAACTACAACTTACAATGTTGATGGTCAAACTGGAAATGTTACCGAAGGTGGTACAAATCAAGTTCGAACTGATATGGTTCAACGCGTTGTCAGAAAAGGTACTAAACCTAAGGTTGTTGAAACACCAATTCATTTCACTACTCGATATGAGAAAGATGGTACTAAACCTAAAGGTGAAAATACTGATTTTGTAAATGGTGTCCCAGGTAAGACTATCACTACGACAACCTATACACTTGACCCGAATAATGGAAATGTTACTGAAAATCCATCAACTAGCACAACTGAAGAACCTGTAACTAAGGTTGTTAAGGTTGGTGCTAAAGATACGATTGAAGTGACACCTATCGAATTAGTCACTCGTTACGAACGTGATGATGACTTGATGGTCGGCAAATCAACAATTGTAAATGCAGGCAAAGCTGGTTCTATTACAACAACTACAACGTATGATGTAAATTCTACAACTGGTGATGTGATTGAATCAGGTAAGACTTCTATCACCGATGATATGGTTGAAAAAGTAGTGAAAGTCGGTACTAAACCAAGTGTATCAGTTGATACTCATCCTATTAACGTTCAATATGTTCCGAAAGAAGATATTGATTATGGTGTGAGAACAGTCAAATCAGAAGGTTCTTCAACAGTAATTACCTCAACTACTAACTATGTATTGAATCCTGATGGTTCAACTACAGCGAGTACCCCAGTTGTGACAACAGTTGACGGTTCTGATAGAGTTATTGAGGTTGGTGTTAAAACTTCAAGTGTGACCATTGAATTACCTTATGATGTTGAAACTAAGTATGATTCAAACTTGGAAGCGGGTCAAACAGTTGTTGACCAAAATGGTGAAAATGGAAGCAAGACGATTGTTACAACTTACTCATTGAATGAGACAACAGGTGATGTAACTTCAAATACGAATGAAACTTCTGTTCAACCAAAACCTAAGAAAGTGCGTATCGGTACAGGCGTACGTTCGACAAATGTAAGACACATTATTCATAATATTCAGTTTGAAACAGAAACGATTGTGGATAGATTCTTACCAAAAGGTAAAGAAGTTGTCGAGAACGAAGGTACGCTAGGTAAAGATATCGAAACGATTGTTGAACAATTATTCAACGGTGAAGTTAGAACATCTGACAGTTCTACTCAACGAGTACTGGACCCAGTGAAACGTGTTGTTCGAATTGGTATCTATGAGTTCGCGAAACCAATTGAAAACTTAACAATTGAACCTGAAGAATTCAATGGTGGTGTAAATCCTAATGATGCTCCAGTTGTTGAAATCCCTGAGTTTAATGGTGGTGTGACTCCTAACGAGGCACCTACTTATGATAAACCAGAATTCAATGGTGGTGTAAATCCTAATGATGCTCCAGTTGTTGAAATTCCTGAGTTTAATGGTGGTGTAACTCCTAACGAAGCACCTACTTATGACAAACCAGAATTCAATGGTGGTGTAATCCCTAACGATGCACCAAGTGTTGAAATCCCTGAGTTTAACGGTGGTGTAAATCCTAATGATGCACCTACTTATGATAAACCAGAATTCAATGGTGGTGTAAATCCTAACGAAGCGCCTACTTATGATAAACCAGAATTCAATGGTGGTGTAAATCCTAATGAAGTGCCTACTTATGATAAACCAGAATTCAATGGTGGTGTAAATCCTAACGATGCTCCAGTTGTTGAAATCCCTGAGTTTAACGGTGGTGTGAATCCTAACGATGCTCCAGTTGTTGAAATCCCTGAGTTTAACGGGGGTGTAACTCCGACAACAATTCAGAATGAGACTCTTGTTGTCGAAACTTCGGCCACGACGGCTAATGCCAAACAACTCCCTAATACGGGTGAATCTGGTAACAGTCTTGTTTCCGGAGCTATTGGAACAATTATTGGACTTCTTGGCCTTGGCTCGGCGCGTAAACGCGAAGACTAAACGGCAAAATAAAAACCTCAGATTCGTCTGGGGTTTTTATTATGAAATCGACATTGCGACATCTTGTAAATTTGCTATATCTGTGATATACTATAGATATAAATAGTCATAGTTATGAAGGGATAGAATTATATGTTAACAGAAGATAAAGTCCGTAATGACGCGGCAAAAATTTTAGGCTTAGAAGGAGACTTTGCTGGTACTGGGCAGATTACAACATTTAACCAACTTGGTTTTGGTGACCATGTTCTTAAAAACCATAAACCTGATGGTTGGTACTTACCTGATGACCCGTCAGTAGCTATTATTTTAGAAACAAAATCGGAAAAAGAAGATGTGACTCATCAAGTTTGGATTGATGAATTGCTTAAAAATTGTTCGGTCGTTATGACTCGCTATCACAATGTAATTGGTATTCTTTGGAATGGTCGTGAAACAAATGTTTTCATCAACGGCGACCACATTGACGAAGTTAGTGGTAATACATTAGAGTCCAAGGAATTTTATCTCGACCTTGTACGTGACAGAGATTTGGATAAAAATGCTATTTACACGGTGACTCAGCGTATCAACAATAATTTGCATTTCAAATTTGGAATGACAGACCTACAAGACCGAATGATTTTCACGGCTTGTGCGCTTGTGGTTCAAAGTCGTGACCCTAAGGCTTTGTCAAGTGTCAAATCTGCAGGTTATGACACCATTCATGACCATATTTCGCGTAAATTAAGTGACGCTATTGATGAAGACCAATCGCAGCGTCGTAATGACAAATTACATATTTTGGTTGAAGAATATGCAGCCGTTCGTATGTCGATTACTGAAAATCAAACAGCTATTGCTGAATTTATTGATGATGTCGTTGAAATCGGAGATATGATTAACTCCCGTCACTGGCGTGGAGAAGATGTTATGGGGATTTTCTTCAACGAGTTTTCACGCTATAAAAAGAAATCAGACGCGGGTCAAGTATTCACACCTGACCATATTACCTCTTTAATGTATCGTCTAATCAGCGTTGGTAAAGATGACCACGTATTAGATGCGACTTGTGGTTCAGGAGCATTTCTAGTCCGTGCTATGTCCAACATGATTAAAGAAGCGGGTGGAGTTGCCACTGAAAAGGCGAAAATGATTAAATCAGAGCAATTATTCGGTATTGAACTTTATCGCAAAGTCTATGCCCTTGCCTGCGCAAATATGTTGATTCATAAAGATGGGAAGACTAATCTGCGCCAAATGGATGCGCAATCAGAAGAAGCTGGGAAATTTATTCGAGAAAGTAATATCACTAAGGTACTTATGAACCCACCATATGAACGCAAGTATGGATGTATGAAAATTGTCGCTAACGTTCTTAATAATGTACCAGTTGGGACTAAAGCGGCTTTCATTTTACCAAACACCAAACTCGATAAAGATGGTGGAAAGAAACTTCTTAAAAATCATACTCTTCATACCATTGTCAAATTACCTGACAAAACCTTCAATAATGTGTCGGTTGAAACATCCATTTTCATTTTTGAAGCAGGTGTCAAACATCCTGACCATAAGAAAATTGCAGGCTATTTCATCCCTGAAGACGGTCTTGAAACCGTTAAAAACCAAGGTCGCCATGATATTAACGGTTTATGGCAAGAATTTGAGGACTACTGGGTTGCAGCCATCGAGAATGGTGAAGATGAACGCTATAGTAGTCGCATTTTAATTGACCCTAAAGTTCAACTATCTTATCCAGAGCCTGAAGTGCCGTTTGAACTCAATATGGAAGACTTCATGAAAGTGGCAATGGATTACCGTATTTTTGAAACGGGTATGGATGCAAGCTTGTTGAAAGAAACGATAGCTGTTAATGGTTTATATGGATTGGAAAGTGAGGGAATGGTATGAAACACCCTGTAGATACAAGTACATGGGGCGAGTTTAAAGTCGGTGAGTTGTTTGACGTACACCCAACAAAAGCTTATAAGTTAAAAAATTCAGATTTATTGTCCGTTGATGGCGAAATACCTGTTGTGGTAAATTCATCATACAATAATGGTATTGGTGGCTATTCAAAATTAGAACCCACAGAGCAACCTGGCGTTTTAACATTTTCAGACACAACATCAGGTTCTAATACTTTATTTTATCAAAATCAATCTTTTATTGGTTATGCTCACGTACAAGGTATGTACCCTAAAAACTTTGAATTAACAGACTTAACCGCTTTATTTATGATAGCTACTTTACGAGCAACTATTGACCAACGTAAATGGGATTATACAAATAAACTAAATAGGACAACCGTTATTGAAATGCGTGTCAAACTCCCCCTCAAACCAACCGCCAATCCATCTGACTATACTCAAGAAGATATTGATTGGGACTATATGGAAAGCTTCATGTTGCGCGTGCAAGACGCTGCTAAGGAGCGCCTAGCCAACTTACCTGAGCCTGGACAAAAGTCCAAAACACCTGTGGATGTCAGTGGATGGGGTGAATTTAAACTTGTCGATATTGCCAAATTAACTAATGGTAACAAATTTGATAAAAACAAAATGTCCAGAGATAATGCATCTATAAATTTTGTATCTCGTACAGGTTTTAATAATGGTGTTTCTGATTTTGTTGATGAAATTGACGGTATCGAACCATATCCGGAAGGGGCTATCACATTAGCTCTTGGTGGTTCTGTTGGTTCTACGTTTGTACAAACAGCCCCATTTTATACCGGTCAAAATGTAGGTGTTATAGAATTTGAAAATAAATCGTTTTTGGCCAAACAATTCGTCGCAGCTGTATTAACTAAAACTTGTAGTATTCAATTCAGTGCTTTCAAGAACGAAATCAATAAGCATTTCAAGCGTGACCTAACCATCCCACTCCCTCTCAAATCATCAGCAGACCCATCCAACTACACTCAAGACGATATTGACTGGGATTATATGGAAAGCTTCATGTCGCGATTCAAAAAGTTGGCGAAAAATTGTGTGGAACGATTGACAAGCACTCCTGATTGCGATATACTAACAGTATAGGGGATTAGGTCACCCCTATACCTCATATAGGCCTCCATAGAAAAGCCACGGCGATGGCTTTTTTATATATATGATAGTCCCATGAGTACTTGTAATCATAGATTATTTCTGATATAATATATGTATATTGACGTCCTCCCGGGACTGAAGTCCCAGGATTCCCATTTACACATTGGTAAATGTGCTCAGTTCTCGTCCTCATCCCAAAGGATTAAAACGACTGTCTAATAGACAATGACCTGCTTTGGGTAAAAACCCAATCTCGGTATGTGTCTGAGCATTGGAAGTTTCACAAGAAGGGTAAACATCACCGAGTGACATTTATCCGTTTTAAAACCTCTTTATACAATGTAGAAAGAAGAGATTTTATCTTGTGCGTTAACGAAGGAGCGTCAGTCCCACGGGTTGTACAACGCGTCTTTTCCTTGACAGTTTCTTATTGTAGATACCAATCTAAACGACTTGATATTTTAGGTTCTTGAAGAAAGTTCTTCATTAGCTGATAGAATTCAGGAAAATCCTGATTGAGTTGTTCTTGTTGATAGATTCCGTTCTCAATATGTCCAATGAGAAAGGACGAATAGAGGTCTCGTTGTACACCTGTTATATCTTCTGATAGGTTAAAAATGCGAGTAGATAGTGTTTTCTTCTCAAAATTTTGAGTAAGATGATTGTATTGACTAGGTTTGGTGTCTCTAGGGGAAACGATTTCAAAGTTAATTCCAAGTTGATGGGCTTTTGTTTGGAGAGCTTGCCTAAACGCGCTTGGTGCAGCTCTAAAAATCGATTTACCAAAACGCGTTTTACTAAAGGGTCTATTTGTTTTAGGATTAATTCTAATATCTCGACTGCGTTTTTGCAAGCTTTTAACATTTAGGTCTTCCATTTTTATGACCGATGCTTGAGATATGAGGTGATTTACGAGTTGACCTTGTAGCTTTTTACGCTCTTCAGATAAAGAACGGTAGGCTTTGAGTCGTCTAACTCCCAATCTCATTTGGCGATTCGATGGTTGTTTGAATCGTACGCCTTTCTTGATAGTACCATCATTATTATAACAGTTTGGATTATTCACTCTTCTACTACACTCTATTTTTCTATCAAGATACCTCATCAATCTTTCTTTACGATTAATGTCTTTCGGTACTAAATCTACAAGAGCAACCTCACGATTCGACGCATAAGCAACAGTTGAGATGCCTGGGTCAATTCCGAGAATCCCTTCACCTAGAGTTACCTTTGAAAGTGGTGAACCCTGGCAAACAATCTGCAAGCTGTAAACCTTCTTTCCTCGAATGGTTTTTCGAATGATTTGGACATATTTGATTTTCTCGCTTCGCAAAAGACTCATTTGTTGGTAATTGTTAAAGGCTTTGACGGGTATGTCAATAAAAGTTGACATTTTATGAAGATAAAGTCGATACGCAACCCCTTTTCTATCTGAGGGTACTAGCCGCGTTCCAGTCGTGTTGACTCGATTGCGATAGCTCACATTTAAATCGTATTTACTACGGAATTGTAAACGCGATGGTTTGATTTGATAGAAAAGAACCTTTTCTAGAGCCTTATAGGCTTGCCCCGCAATAACCTGTAATTCACCAGAGTTCAATTGCTTGTAAGGAGAATCTGATTTCTTTCGTCGCTGACCTAGATGGTTAGATAACCCAAATTCGGTCAAGTTATAAGATTTTTGGAGTTCCAATAGTACTTGGTCACGCTCTTTGCGTTTGTTATCAAGTCGTCGTTGTTCTAACAGTGCTCGATAAGTCGCATTTTGTTTTAGAGCTTCAAATCGACGCAGCCCAAAACTAAGTGCCTCATTGTAAGCACTAGTGGCTATATGAAAACTCTTTTCTAAACGATTTTCAATCGATTTGGATAATTTGAGTTTGACCGAAACAACATAACTAGATGTTTGTGCTCGCATAGAGATTTCTCCTTTTCTTATTCTTGACAATATTATACCATATATGATAGAATAATGTCAAGGAATAACCTTAAACATATACGATTAAAGGAGTTCAACTATGATTGAAACAAGAACCTGTATTTACGATTTCCACTTTCATTTGGTCTTTGTCACTAAATATCGAAAACCAATTTTTGACACGGAGAAGAAGCAAGATGAGTTGAAAAAGCTCTTAGAAACCTTCTCAGAAAAGAACGGTTCGGTCATTGAAGCGATTGAGATTATGCCAGACCACGTGCATTTGGTAATTTCATTTCCACCGAAATTTGCACCATCGAGTATTGTGAAGAGTTTTAAAGGTGCGGCGGCTCGGGAATGGTTCAAACTCTATCCGGAAGACAAGAAAAAACTCTATAAAGGTCACCTTTGGAGTCCAAGTTTCTTTATGCGTACAGTAGGTGTTGTTTCAAAAGAAACGGTGCTTGAATACGTCAAAAATCAACATACAAAAGAACCAAATCGGTGCTGATTCATCTCAGGATTAAAATCCTGAGTTTTCTCAGACCAACTTTTATAAAATAAATATTATTTAATTTTCATAAGTAACAAAAGACTATGTCTTTTACTCACAATGGGGTTATCAGCCCCAAACCCCACCTTTTATTTGAAAAATTTTAACTAAGCGAGGTAGACGAACAAATGCAATCTTTAGTGACAGTATTAGAAAACTTGAAAGCCGCTACAAAAATTTCAGATAAAACACTTATACTAGAAGGTATTACAAATCATGAACACAAACGAGTTCTTAATTTCTTGGGTGACCCAAATCAAGTCATTGGATTATCAACGAAGAAAATTCAAAAGGATGTAGAGCTTGTGGAACACCAATTGACATTGGCTGAACTGTTGGACTACCTACTTGTCCACAACACAGGAACGGATAAAGAAGTTGGCATGGTAAAACACTATTTATCTCAATTTGACGAGCACACAAAAGATGTTCTTTCTCAAGTTATTGGTAAATCATGGACTACAACCGTTGGGATTAGCTTACTCAATAAAGTCTATGGAATTGATTTTATTCCTGTATTTGATGTACAATTAGCATTTCCATATGAAAAGAAAATTAATAGCTACAAAGATGATGATGTTTTTGTTGTAACACAAAAGTTAGACGGCTTCCGTGCAGTTATCGAAGTTAAAAATGGAAAAGTCATGTCGGTCAAAACAAGAAAAGGTAAAGAAATTAGTGGTTTAACGGAATTGATTGCTGATATAGATAACGTAATTGACGCCTCACTCGGTCATTTCATTTATGATGGGGAGCTATTACTTGAAGACCCTGAAAATAAATTGACAAGTAGTGAACGTTTCCAACTAACAGGTCAAATGATTTCATCGGAAGGGGAATGTTATGGTTTAGGATATCATATCTTTGACGCTCTACCTTATGAAGAGTTCAAGGCAGGCATATCAAATGAAAACTACATTACGCGTCGAGCACGCTACCTAGAAAACTTTACATCCGGTCAATTAGTACGGGCTATTCCTGTTCTAGGTACGACTGATAAAGCAGGTATTCCATCATGGAGCGATTATGCAACAGAACATGGATTTGAAGGTGTAATGCTCAATGACCCAAATGCATACTATGAAGCAAAACGCACAAAAGGTTTGTTGAAAGTCAAACGTATGCATACAGCTGATTTGCAAGTTGTAGGTTTTGAAGAAGCTATCGATGGTAAAAACCGAGGCGGTCTTAAATCACTTATTGTTCAATTAGACGAAAACAATACGTTTAACGTATCATCAGGATTGACTGATGAATTACGCGAAGATATTTGGAAAAACCAGGACAAATATATGGGTAAAATTATTGAAATTAAATATTTCGAAGAGACTACTAACAAAGATGGCGGTCGCTCATTGCGATTTCCAGTAGTTCTTGGTTTTCGTGATGATAAAACAATTGAAGATATTAACATTGACTAAGAAGGTTTTCCTTCTTAGTTTTTCTTTGCTAACAGAAATAAATCGCCTCAATATAGGCTTTCTAATCGTCTAACAATTTTTGTAATTTGTCTTCTGTATTTGTTTCTTCTAATGTGATACGGACTTCACCATAATCTTTTAACGCGATAAAATCACCTGTTTCACCGTGTGCGGACTTAGTCAAACCTTCGATTGGGCGATATTCGACCTTGACAATTTTAGAATGTGGGTCTACTTTCCCTTTCACAATGAGGGTCTCTTTGTTCATCACAATGTTTCGTTTCACTGTAGCGTTGTCTTTGGTAATATTTAGTGTACCTGTTATTTGTGAAGGTAGGTCTTTCTGTTTAATGTTGAGTGGTTGTCCAGCTTTTAATGTGATACCTTCCGTTATCATATAGTTGTCGTCAATATGTACCGTGACATTAGCATCGAGTTCGTTTTGATAAACCTCTTTCCAGTCACCACCATATTTGATATTTCTTGTTGTGCCACTTTCGATGTTCGTAATCCCCGCTGCTAAGATAATAGGTGCTATGAATACAAGGGACCACGCCATTATTAATGTGAATCGGTGTTTGAAGTTGATAGATAAGGCAATGATGAATAAGACAATTGTGATGATGATTATGACAATGGAACTAAGAAATAATGAATTTGGTTCTGATAGAATATAATGTAACATGTTTTACCTTTCTGTTTTTTTTGTCTGTCTGAATTCTATATCAGTTTGGAATTGTTTAATTCAATTGTAAAACCTCAGATGAATCTGAGGTTATTGTTTTAATAAAATGTTTTGTTTAAAAAATCACTTAGATAGTCTTTAGACGGTGAAAAATGTAGATAGACATGTTCCAGCTCTTTACTATCAAAAATAGAAAGTGGCGATGGGATGAGAAATTTGATAGTGCTCTCAATCCAACTATCGTTATTGCCACGAAGTTGGGCGCGTTCACGAAATACTCGCTCAGATTCTACTATTGGTAGTGGTTTGACATAGTGGACATCGTGACCCATAAATATGAGAGCCTTTACGATTTCTGGGTTTTGGGCGGCAAAAACATATCGATATTTTTCACTTTTTACAGCCGCATCAATTGCTTTTACATATTCCCAAAGACCATTTTCTTTACGGGTACGGTTGGGAATACCTTTGAATTCTTCTGAACTCAGATGTTCGTAACCTGTTTTATCAAACAAAAAGTCCGAACTTTCCAAGTCCAATGCAATGTCTGGATGTTCTTTGGCGTAATGGGTCTTTCCCATACAAGGGAATGCTAGGATAATTTTAGTCATGTGAATATACCTTTCTAAGTCTACTTTTTATCTGAATTTTGCAATTGTTTTATTCTGTTATATCAAAAACTAATCACCGTCACTTTTTACTGTTGTAATAGTTTAAACAATGACCAGTTATAGAACCAATAAATATAAATAGATAAATTATAGATAATATAACAATGTGACCCTTAGTTATAGATACATATGTAATCATAGCTAACAAACCCATATATACAAGGGTCGGTTTTATTTTGTCAACTACCCCTACCGTTTTGTCTTCCCATAGTTGAGTGAGGAATAACGCTAAGAAATACATAATAGATGTTATGATAAACGACCATATTACAAATGCGAAAAGGTGTTGCCCACCAAATAAAATAATAATGGTACCCACAATAAAGTAATAGGTAAAGGCTAGTGATAGAGTCATAAATATTCCACCGATGAAAATTGGTATGAATTCATTCTTAAACCATTTTAATAGTTGTTTTGTCAGATTTTGATTCATAAAATACTTAAATGATAGAAACCCTTGATTGAAATCAGGGGTTTTTATCGTTCCTTTCTTAAATTTTTGATAAAATGTAATTTATCTATTGACTTCACTAAATCTTTATGATATAATATAACTATGAAGATTAGTGAAAGGAGTCTGTAAATGGAAATCAATTTGACATCCAAATTACGCATTGTGTTTCAATCAGAAGACGATAGAAAAAGCGCTTTTGATACACTCATTGCTTATCGTGATGCTTGTAATTACGTATCACAATATATTTTCAATCACGATTTTGTGTTGAAACAAAGTGAATTGCAATCGGCTCTTTATCACGAGCTTCGTGAACGTTTTGGTCTCAAATCCCAAATGACTCAATCCGTTTTCAAAACTGTGATTGCTCGTTATAAAACGGTTCAAACGCAACTTCGTAAACAAAGAGTTTGGGATGGTTACAAAAAGGATAATCACGGAAAGGAAATTCCCAATTATATCAATAAAGATTTAACCTCCCTGTGGAAACCTATCGAATTTAAACGTCCTCAACTGGATTTAGTTCGCAACCGCGATTACAGCTTCAAAAATAATGTCTTATCTATGAATACCATTAACGGACGTATTCACGTCCAGATTCATGGTCTTTTAGAAAATCCTTATTTTGATGGTTCATGGACACTTGGAACTGGAAAAGTAGTCCGAAGTGGAAAACACTGGTTCTTCCATGTTTCAGCTAGTAAAGAAGTTCCTGATTTTGAACTAACTCGTTTAAAACATGTCGTTGGTATTGATAGGGGACTCCGTCAAATTCTAACCACCTATGACGAAAAAGGTCAAACTCGTTTTGTCAATGGAGCTTTCATTGTGAAGAAACGCAATCATTATGCCAACCTTCGAGCACGCCTTCAAGCAAAAGGTACGAAATCAGCTAAACGTCGTTTACGTTCTCTAAGTGGACGAGAATCCCGTTGGATGAGTGATGTGAATCATCAACTATCTAAGACACTCGTTGAAACTTACGGTAAACAGACCCTATTCGTCCTTGAAGATTTAACTGGTGTGACCTTTGACACGGTGCACTCACGTAGAAAAGAACATCGTTATGAACACCATTCATGGTCCTTTTATGACCTAGAACAAAAACTCAGATACAAGTCTCACCTAAACGAAAGTGAAGTTGTGTTATTAGATGCCCATTACACCAGTCAGAGATGTCCTAAGTGTGGAATCATTGATAAATCAAACCGTGATAAAAACCTTCACCAATATGTATGTTCTAACTGCGGTTACTCGAGCAATGATGACCGAGTAGGTGCTATGAACATTTATGAACTGGGTAAATGGTTTGTTTCAGGAATTGAAAAACCATCTTTTGTAATCTCAAATGAATAGATATGCGTACACGTATGTCATTGCCGTAGCTCATCAACCTGCGGATTTAGAAATCTATTTCTAAAAAGAAGTCTCAATTGTTTTACTCAAACGAGTAAAGAAGGTGGGAGGAAGTCTTTTCTGTTTGACCACCTTCAAATTAGGGACAAACCACCCACTTTAGTGGGTGGTAGTTGATGATTTTCCTTTCTGTTCATTGATTAAAATTTAGTATCAAATATTATACATATATCTTGACTAATACAAATAATGTGATATAATAGATATAGAAAGTGAGTAATGACATAGCACATTAATTTGTAGATAAAACTACTCTTATGTGACAAAACGTAGACAGAAAAGTGGAAAGGCGGTTTTATCTCATGAAGCTCAATCAACAAGTAAGACTCTATCCGAATAAAACCATGAAACGTGTGCTCGACTCTTTATGTGATTACCGCCGTTATTGTTGGAATGAAGCCATCGCGTGTTGGAATGTACAATATGAAGCTCGTCTAATTGGGCTACCTGAAGACTTGTATGACAAACTCAGAAGTAAGACTGAGCCTTTAACGTCTGAAGAAAAAGAACTAGTGAATCAATATCCACGTCCTTCTCATTATAGTGTCCGAAATGAATTAGTCGCTCAAAAAGAAGATTGGCAAACCGCATTTTCTTCTCGAGTGTTGCAACAGGCTGTCAAAGACCTTGCGACGGCATGGGAGTTATTCTTTCAGAATCAAGACACTGCAGGCCGACCAACCTTTAAAACGCGTAAGGCTCCTAAGCAAGGTTTCAAAACAGACATGGCTCGTATCCGTAATGGTCAGTTACTACTCGATAAACCTCATGGGTATCAAGGGCAATGGAAAACTATCCGATTTAAAGGGTTATCAATCCCTGATGGGAAACTCACTCTTTGTTCTGTAACCCGTGTAAACGGTCGTTATACAGCTACCTTTACAATCGAGGTTGAACCAACTCCGTTACCTCATACAGGTCAAAAGACGGCGGTTGACGCCAATGTTGACCATTTTGACACGACAGAAGGCCGAACAACCTTAAAACCAGAGGTCTTAAACCCTCTTTATGCTCGTGTTCGTCATTATCAACGAATTCTAGCGCGTAAACGATGTAGGAATCCAAGAGCTATTCGTTCAAAAGGATATCAAGCAACGAGAACCAAGTTGCAAAGAACCTACGAGAGAATTGCCAATATTCAAAAGGATTTATTGCATAAATTCACAACTGATTTATATCGACGATTCGACACGGTTGTCATTGAAGATTTAGATGTGAAGAAAATGCAAATGTCAAAACGCGCTAAGAATCTCCATCGTTCCCTATTTGGTCAATTCCGTCAGATGATGGAATATAAATCTCAAAAGTTTGGAAAAACATTAATGATTGCGGATAGATTCTATCCATCCACTCAACGTTGTTCTTCTTGTGGATTTGTCAAAACCGGAGACGATAAGATTACTCTTAGTGGAAATCTCAAACACGGAACTCGTCACAATGAATACATCTGTTACCATTGCGGATATGAAGACGACCGTGACCACAACGCGGTGTTAAATTTATTAGCACTAGCAGAATAAAATGAAAGGATTGAGGTTGGCTCGACCTCTGAGGATGAAATCCTCTTGATGCGTTCAGAGATTGCCTCTGTCATTACCTACATTAAGTATGCAATGGGAATGCAATCGTTGACGGACGTGAGAAGAACCAATGGTCAAAATCTAAAAATCTATGATTGACCATTATTGTCAAGGTTTTTCAGAGCAGGATTGGATTATGAAAACACAAACTATCAATCTATATAGTCCAAGTGATTTGGTTAAACTATTGGCAACGACAACCATGTCACTACGACACATTGCTGAAGAAACGGATATCCCGTTCCCTACTCTGAGGAATTATCGGTATGACAAAACAGATGCTGATTCTATGCCTTATAAAATGGTTGCTCGTTTATCGGAATTCTTTTTATCTCAAAATTATGACACAATTGATGCGTTTACGACTGATTTGATGTGTGTAGATGATGATGAACAACTTTTGACACGATTTGGAGTCCAAGGTGAATACCTTGACCTTTATACACTTCATGAAATTATGGTTCGTTTTTATGCTGATGATGATACTAAATATGATGATGTTATCATTTATTTATCACCTAAGGCTTATGAATATTTAAATCGTGCCATGGTGAATGTGGGTCACCCAGCTACACTCTATCTGCAACGAGCTGTTCATAAAGGTTGTCACATTATCTATCCAAAAGAATTGTCAGATAAACTTTCAGACATTGAAGGTTCGCGTGTAACGGTCAAAAATGGAGATGTTATTCAACTATTGACTGACGGCAAAGTTGGTTATATAATTGGCAATAAACTCTTAGAACCATCACGAATGTCTGTTATAACTACACCAAATATCGCATACTACGTAGAAGTGGTATTGGGACTGAACACTGAGTTTATTGAAAAATTATATAAAGAATGCGGAACCCCAAAAGAAAAATCCGTGATTTTATTTCTGACAGAATCTCATACACTCACGAGTGAAAAGTGGGGTTATGGTGTCGACAGATATGTACTCGATATTTATCGCGAGATTCAGGAGCGATTGCTCAAAACGAATATTTATGTAAATTTGTTGGCAGGTCGGTATGAAAATCCATTGACGGGACACGAATATACAACTCCGAGTAACCCTTGTGGACCTCGTAACAGTTTGAATCCTCGTCAAAATATTCGATTATATGATGTGGATGAAGTTGTTGTAGATACTATAAATAACGGTATTGATAAAATTGAAAATCTCATTCGCCCTGTTGATTTTGATTGGCGAGAGTTGATTACTTCTTGGGAAATTGACAAACATAAACCAATTGAAGTTTGCATCAATTTAGAATTAGGAATCTCTGTCATAAAATCTATCAGTTTTTATACAAAATCCGGTGATTATGTATTCTATCTACCTTAATCATCAAATAAGGATTTAAGTTCGTTTGAGCTTGTTTTTGCCACTGTAATTCTTACAGTGGATTTTTCTTTGCCATATTCTACTTTTGTAATTTTTGAATCTGGTGTTGGTCTACCATTGATTTCGGTTATGTTGGCAGCTCTTGTTTCTGCGTTTTCTCCGTCTGTAACTTTGATGACAACAGGTGTGTTCGGTTTCACGTTACTGGCATCTGTACTTAGTTCTTCACCTGTTGTAATATCAAAATCATTACTTGTCAGTTCTATTTTAATATTGTCACCTGTCTTATAGATGGTCTTCCATGATGCCGTTTGTGATTCGATATATGTTTGTATATTTGGCCATGCCATTAGCAGAACGCTCAAAATGAACAATATAAAACATGCGATATATATCCGAGTTTCTTTGGAGTTTTTTGTGTTGGAATAGAGAACATAGAATGTTAAGGAAATCCCCGTAACACCTATGATGTTGGTCAATGTAATATATTCGAGAAAGTGTGTCATAAATTCGTCCTTTCTAATATTTAAAAATAGGTTAGTTGTTTAAACCTGTTGGGTTGAAGGTTAATCATATCAATTATGACTACGTGCGTGATTGTTAGGCAAAAATATGTTATAATTAAGTAAGAAACAACATAACGAGGTAATACGATATGACAAGTATTGAGCAAAAACTATTGGATAAATTTCGAGATGCATCATTGAATTTCAGTATGAAGGATAATAAGATTCAAAATGAATTCGGTAACAATATATGTAAATTCTTAAAAACCCATCAAACAATTCAAGACTATGATTCGGTTCTTGATTTACTGAAAGAATTAAAAACAAAAATACCAGAACTTGAAGAACGAATTAACAATATATCAACTAATAATATTTCAATTATATTAGGTGATAGACAATCCAAGGATAGAAATAATTTATATATCGAACTTATGGGGAGAGATAATGATGGTTATGACATGAAATTAACTCATGATTATCTCACTACTGTCTATAAGGACGAATATTATTTTTGGCAGGCTGACTATATTACTAAAGATGTTCATATGACACCTATTGAATTATCTGAATTTGTTTTACAAATGAAGGATGAAATCGTCAGAGGTGATGATATTCGTACGAAGCAGCTCAATATGTGTGAAGAATTAGGATTCAAAACGAAAGGCAATTTAGACAATTGGAATATCAATAAGGATAGTGAGGTTGACCCATTACCAAGTGAAATAGGTGAAGGTTCCTATAGCGATATTGCATTGTCAGAAAGCGTGGATGATTATCATCTCCATGTTTATGAAATAGAGGATACGCGTTATGCCATGATTAATGCTATGTCATTTTTTGTAGAGGATGAATCACCGGCTGTGCTTGGCTCGTTGTTTGTATCTTGTGATGAGGTTGACACATATGTTGACGCATTTGTATCAGATTTTAAATCATTTAAGAATATTTGTCAAAACATCAAAAAGGAAATGGCTGATAACTTGACAACAGAACCGATATTAGAAATAACTGATTTTGTTCATTCGGATGAAGAACTCGCGTTATGAATTCAGTTATTTAAAAATCGGAAAAAAAGAAACAACTAGATGCTCATCTAGTTGTTTGTGTGTTTACACCATAATATTCAATTCTAAATCATATCGAATTCTTGTAGTAATAGACTACGGTAATCGTCTAAAAAGTCTTTGATGGTTACTGGTAGCGAGCGTTGGTAGTTGACCAATTCTTTTTTCCATTTGGCTTCATCGTCATCTAATCTAGTATCGACATATTGATAAATTGCTTTCCAATTGACGCGTACATCATCTTGATGTTTTAATACTTCGTCAACATAAAGCTTATGGTGTGAAAGAATCTCACGACCAACGATTAAGGATAAAATCATGAGGTCATCACGCCTGCTGCCATATTTTTCTTTATAGGTTTCAGTACCTAAGATGTGTGACAATCGATTGTATCGTGGGTCTTCAAAATGATAACTTCGTAACTCTTTTCGAATCTCGATTTCTGCATAATCTGTTCTACTCATACAATTTCCTTTCGAATAGGTAGTGTCAGACAACTGACACTACCTATCATTTACTAATACGCCAATTTTTGTGCGTATGGTGCAAGTGTGACAGCTACTAAGTCACTAAATGTGCGATAAGTAATAGTATCGTCAGAAGATTGTTCATAACCTTCGTTAGTGTCATAAACTTTACCGATTTTATCTAGGTCGAATGCTAGATTACCGTTATCGAAAGTAAAGGCTTCACCAGGAATGTTAAATGAAAAGTCATAATTGATTTCACCTTCTTTAGTGCGGAAGTTTTCATCGATATGTAAGGTTACGTTTGGATAAAGCAAATCAATGGTGAAGTTACGTTTGGTTGTGACACCTGTTGAGAAGGTGAACGTCGCCTCATAATGGTCACGACGGTTATCAATCAATCCCAAATTGAGATATTTGATGATATTTTCGATTGATTCTCCGAGATTCAATTCTCGTGCAATGGCACCCAATTGGTCATAGTTGGTTCCGAGACGATACAAGAGAGAAATGAGACTATCTGATACGTATTCTGGGTCGACACAATCACGAATATAACTATCAATTTCTTCCACAGACATCTTACCAAATTTGATGTCGTAATAGAAACGACCTGTACGACCTCTGAAATATTCATTTAGTTTCTTATAATCATTGATAGTGATTAAATAGAAATGATTATTATGATGGAAACCATCAAAGACACTAAGAAATTGTGACTGTTCATCATTTTCGTTATCGTAAGTGAAAATTTTTTCGAATTCGTCGATGAGAATGAAGACTGGTTGTTCAATAGATTGCAAGAAACTTGAAAGACCTGGTGTGTTCTCTGTCACGAGAAGCGTTGGTAGTCCCAATTCCATTAGGCGTTCTGAAATAATACGCGCAGTCATAGATTTACCAGTACCTTTTCTCCCGCCAAGGATGGTTCCGAAGTTTTTATCGGTCATTTGATATCGGCTGACAATTTTATCCACTAACTGGAGATGGTCCCCATAAACCTTACCTTCATGATGGAAATCCTTCATTTTGGTAAGCGAATATCCACTCATGTTACTGAATTGAATTTGATAAGTTCCGACAGGGATTGAATCTGTCACAGTCAAATCATCAGGGAAGATACGAAGGGTGCTACCCATATTTACTACTTTCATTTTAATACCTCGTTAATTTTTAGTGCATGTTGTTGATAACGGTGTTTACTAACAGCATATTTGCGGTGGTTAACATTCCATTGTCGCCACTTGATGAATCGTCATCATGGCCATCGTTTATAAAAATTGACAGTACAATTGTCAGAATTGATAGAGAGATGAATATAACAAACAAAGTGTTGATAATAAACCAATAATAATTCTGATGGTCTTTATCCTCAACAAAGCGAGTTGTTATATGCAATTGTTCATTGGCTTTAACAACAGCTTCATTATAGTTTTGACCATAAATATATGGCCCAATGATGTTTGTCAAATTTGGATGCTTATCAATTAGTTTTGTTTCGAGCGTCGGTGATGCTTGAACATAAGATGTATCACCAATATCTCGAAACAGTTTATCACTCAATGGTTTCATAAACACATAAAAGACATCTTGTTTTTGGTCTAATACCAGAGACTGAGCTTTATGCGGTAACGAAACATCTGCATCGTTGTATATGATATATCGAGTTTTGATTTGATTTTTTGAGTTATCATCATCGATGATTCGACGCGTATCTTGGTTGATGTGCTGACCTTCATCAATGATGACTGGGGTTGATGTGTGCGGCCAGAACCAATAGATACCAAAACCAATGATTGAAATTAGTGCAATAATGATGATGAATTTTTTATTTTTGGCTAAAATAGACATCACTATCACCTTATTTTAATTGTAATGTAGAAAATGATTCAATAGCTTTTTGCAGTTTTGTCAACAAAGTTTCTTCATCAAGGAAAATGATAGATGCGTCAATATTGATAACCTGACCATGGTCATTATTGAATATGTAGAATTCAGATTTGTCAATGACAATTTGCTTGCGATAATGAATTCGAATAGAGTGACCCGCTGCATTCATATCAAAATGATTGTCTGTGATTGGGAAATGATAAGATACACCATTGTTGTCAAAAAATGTTACAGTACCATTTCCACCTTCATAATCTAGCATCATTAAATCTTCGTTATCGGGATAGAGTCCGATGGTTTCTAATTTTTCGATTAGTTCTGAAATATTCATGTTGTCACCTCCATTTTTAATTATTAAGAACCGTATCGATGCGTTTTTGCAGAGCTTTTGCTTCTACGTTATAAAGATACGAGTCTTCTGGTACAGCATTTATCAACAATTGCCCAAGACGAATATCTGCAATTTCTGGTCGGTTTTCATATTGCGCAATCAGATAGCGGAGCAATTGGATGGTTTCTTCTTTTCTACTTGATTTTTCTTGTTCTTTCTGGACATTACCCATATCTAAACCCCCTTGTTTACCATGAACGAATAAAAATTATGAACGATTTCTCAGATAATTGACAAATCCAATAAGCCCCAAACCGCTAAAAATGGCCATTAACACCCCCATGAAAAGTTTGGACTTATCCTCTTTTTCTTGGGAATCATCAGAGTTAGCTACTGGATGCGCTACTGGATGTGGTGTGAACAATAGGCGCTGAGTCATAGTTGGATATAAAAATCCGTTATTGGCAGTAGTAGTTGTAGTTGTTTGTGGTATATTCTTCCAGGTATATACTGGTGTGCTTGGTATATAATGATAACCAGATGATTTAGAAGATGATTTTCCAAACCAAGATGATTTACCAGAACCAGATGATTTTGGTGATGATTTACCAGAACCAGATGATTTCGATGATGATTTACCAGAACCAGATTTGGATGTGTGTGATGAATGACCATGACTATGCCCATGCCCTCCATGACCACCGTGACCGCCACGAGCTAATACTGTCACTGGTGATGAAAATAGTAGTAATAGCATTAAAATACCAAATAATTTTTTCATATCAAATACCTCTATAAAATAGTTCCTCGAAATATATAAAAACATTTTTTTTCTGAAATAAATTGGGGTGTCGGGGCGTCAAGCCCCGTTAGTCAACCTCGACGTAGGTCGAGGTTATTCGGTAGTAATATTAGACCATATCATATATTGGATTTAATAAGAAGTCGCGATATTCTTCTAATAATTGCATGACAGTGACATCATCATTACATCCGGCTGTATAGTAAGTACGCTCATTCAACTGCTGTTTATAACCATTTGCAGGGTCATAAAAACGTTCTTCAAAATAGGCGTAAAATGATTTCCAATTAATAGGTAATTCATGACCTTTGTCTAGTTGCTCTCTAATCTCCTGTGGAGTTTTAGATAACTTTTCAACTTCACCAAACAAATAGTATATGAAAAAACTTTCATCAGGTACACCTTCGTAATCCATATAAGGACCGTAATGACTTGCCGAAACTACATCCGACCACTTCCGATAAGATGGATTCTCAAAATAACGTTGTCGTTGTTCTTTTCGAACTTCCATTTCCGCACTGAATAATCGCATATTGAATTCCCCTCCTTAAATTATATCATAGTTTGGTTTATATAAGTGGTCACGATATTTATTTAATAATTCGACAATGGATAGGTGACCAAAAACATCGTAGTCTACGAATATTGAAGGGTTAGTCAATTCACCACGGATACAATTATCCTCATCATTCAATCGTTCATCAATATATTGGTATAAACCCTCCCAATTGACTGTTGGATTTTCATCTTTGTCGAAAAAATTTACACTATTGATTGAAAAACGACGAGCTTCATTATTGATGATATATGATGCAATCATGAAGCTATCCGTTCGATTTCCATAACTATCGGATGTTGTCGACATAAAATCAGACCATTTTCGGTAATTGGGATTTTCTAAATATCGCATTCTCTGCTCTATTCGATGTTCAATTTCCTCGTCTACTGTTCTTTTTGCCATAAATAACACTACTTTCTAGACCATGTCGTAATCACTATTATAAATTGGATTATTTGCAATCACTTTTTTATCCACGAGAACTTTTAAAATTTCTTCTAAATCATCTGCGTTATAATGAATCCATGGATATGGACCATGGCTAACATGAATTTTAACTCTATAAAATTGTTTCAATTCTTTGTGAGCACGCTTACAAAAAGCATTCATAGTTCCATCTGTGATGACAAAGGGATACAACTTGACTAACGAAAATACTTTTTGATTGCGTCGCGTATCCCATATTGGATGAAGTTTTTTCAATAATGTTTCGGTTGCGTATGTTTTTGGAGTTCTTGTGATTGCAGCAGCGACTTTATCCGTAAAAGCAAAATCATCGATTCGAGTTGGTTGGTTAAGTCGCACAAGTACCGTAACGAGGTCCATAATGTCTTCAAATTCGACTGGTTTATAACGTTGGTCTAAATTCAAATGACTAACAACACCACGTGAAATTGTTTCAATGTTATATTTCACAACAATCACCATCCTTTCTAATTATTTTAAATTAAATCGTATTCTATTGGTTTTTCCAAATGATAAGGACTTAGCGGTATAGCCCTATGTAAGTCTTCGAATTCGACCCAAATTGTTGCTGCAGCATCATTGGGTAAGTCGGTAAATAAATCACCGTTATCGACATAGGCAACTGCACCTTCCTTATCAGTAATTATCCCTCTAATACCAAATGGTATAATGGTTGGATAATGCATCCACTCGTCATCAGACACTGGTTTCGGGATGACTCTATCACCAATTTTAAAATCTGGAATATCTTTATGACCAACTTTTCGAAGAATGACCCCATCAGCGCGTTCACGGAGGATACACCCATCAATGGATAGATATAGATGTGTAATGTATTTGATTCGGAAAATGTCGTGAAAATAAGTTCTCGCTTTGGTACCAATAACGCATTGTTTGCGACCTTTGTAATAAACAATATCACCTTTTTGTAATTTCGGAAAACATCGGTCAATTAGTTTTTTAAACAAATACATACAAAACAATCCCTTTCTAAACAATGTCATAATTTGGTATTTTTTCAACATATGGTTCCATAAATCGATATGTCTCATCATCAATACGAATATGGATTACGTCCCCACATGTTATATTGTGAATAACATAATAAACTTGAAAAATGTCACCGGCAATTGGTTTGTTAACATTATCCCAAAAATATCGTTCCTCTACAGGTATATCAAGTATGCGAACATAATCACCTTGTTGTATATTGCGTGGTGTAAATGATTCGACTATGGTCACATCTTTGACATCATACCAATTGCGTCTATACTTTTTTGATAATTTAACATATTGACTCGCGTATACGCCCATTACTCGTTGTCTCACACCATGGTACTCAACGATATCTCCGACTTTGATGTCCATTACATCACCTTTCTAATTGTTAAACCATATCATAATCTTGAATTTTTTCGACATATTGGGCCATATAGTTATGTTTTTTACCTTTTACGATAAAACTCACAACCATCCCGACCCTTTTATTTTCAAAGATGTCAATGACCTCGTAAATGTCATCATCAACGGGTTTATTTGCATCCATATAAAATTTTTGTTCGTTATCTGGAACTTTTAAAACACGAATAGAATCACCGATTTTAATATCAGGTTTGATAAATGATTCGATTAATTTAACGTTGTTAATGTGAATATGTTCACTTTTATCTTGATGGGATAATCTGATGATGTCGTCATACCCATATGCAAACCCCATAACCCGCTGTTGCTTGTTATCATATTCGACAATATCTCCAACTTTTATAGCCATATTTACACCTTTCTAAATCATATCATAATTATTAACTTTTTCCACGCAATATAAGTAAAAACTATAAACAACATCTTCGATTCGCAATTGTGCACGTGGACCAAACATGTCATCATATAAAACATCTTCTACAATCATAGGTTTATGGTGGTCAATTTTGTATAATTCATGATGAATAGTCTTTGGATAGGCAAACCATGCTTCACCCATTGGTACAGCTTTGATGGTGACAATGTCCCCAGCCTTAATAATTGGTAATTGTACGGACTCAACCAATGTCAATGTCTTCAGGGGTTGGAAGGTGAACAACCCTTGCTTCGATAATGAAACAGTTCCATCGCGATAAATACCCATGACACGTTGTCTCACGCCTGAATATTCAACAATATCTCCGACTTTTATATCCATAAATTAACCTTTCTAAATAATATCATAATAATTAACCTTAGTGAGATGATAACTTAGAAACCACTCACCACCTTTAATTCTGACACATTGACCTTCAACACGGTCAACATTAAAAGGTCCTCTTGGTGCCAAATATGTTTGCTTTTTAGCTGACCAACCACCAGGATACTGAACTTTTTCAGCTCTTGGAATGTCATAAATCAATACCATATCTCCATTTTTGATATCATTTTTTGGAGCAGGTTGCAAACGTTTGAGGGTAGCTGCGGGTACTAACCCAGAGATAGATAAACGTATCCAAAGACCGTCAGATTTAATAATGGAACTCATAACGCGTTGTTCCATATTTTGATATTCAACAATTTCACCGAATTCCATTAAAATTTCACTTTCTAAATCATATCGTAAGCCTTGACCTTTTCAAGATGATAAGGTGCAAACCAAAATCTACCAACTTTGAAGGTGTTATCACCCCAATCGGTATTGCTAATTCGGTACATTTCACCACTTTCGACCATTTTTGTCATCTCATCTCGCCAACCTGTCGTGTAATAATGCTTTTCTGAACCTGGAATGGCTTTGACAATAACATAATCACCAACAGACAGTGAAGGAATAGATGCTCGCTCAGACAATTCCAATGAATTAATATGTACTGGTCCGTAGGTTGCTATTTTCATGGTGGTTGGGCTTACTATGGACATGACCCGATAGATTCCATTCTGGTATTTGACCAAATCGTATTCTTTTATTTCCATCACGCATGTCCTTTCTAGACCATATCATAAGCATCGATTTTTTCAAGATGATATGGTGAAAACCAAAAATCACCAATTAAATAGGAATTATCTAATAAATCGCAATCAAGTATTTTATGCACTTGACCATTTACCATACTACTCATTTCTGGGTCCCATCCGGTTGGATAATCACCCTTTTCATGACCGGGAATGGGATGGATAATAACCTCATCACCAATTTTAAATTCTGGGACGATTACTGACTCGACCAAAGTAACATCTGATTCGCGTACCCAATAACCACCGATAAGTCGAATTTCTTTGTCACACTCGTCAACACTTAGTACGCGATAATTCTCACCTCCTAATTTTACAATGTCAAATGGTTTTATGTCCATTGTTTGTTACCTTTCTAAATCATGTCATAATCAGATATTTTTTCTAAGTGATATGGGGCAAACCAAAAAGTTATTACTCAACTTGTAAGAACCGTGAAGCCTCACCACCCAAACTTTGTTTGGATGGCGCTTCTATCGTCAGGTTCAACGGTTTCAGTTTCTTCCTGATGATAGACTTCCTTATCTCTCCATACGACTTAAGCCTGAGTTCTAGCAGTTAGAACTGTTAGTTCACTTCTTAAGTTAATGAGGTGAGACAAGGTGCAGGTGCTCCTCTTAGCTACCTGAGGAACTTTTGCCTCAAGCGCTAACCGTTGCGTCACCGTAACGGTTTTTAATAGGTGCTTA